CAGCGATTGGTCTTTCAGCTGTTGCAGCTTATTATTCAGTAATAGGACTTGCACAGATATTTCCAGGTTCATTCTGGCCTATTATTCTTATGGGTTCGATACTAGAAGCATCTAAGTTGGTAACAGTATCATGGTTGTATAACAATTGGAAAGAAACTGCACGGATGATGAAATACTATTTTTTAGTTGCTATCATTTTATTGATGACAATTACTAGTATGGGTATTTTTGGTTATCTTTCAAGGGCGCATATCGAATCAAACATTGTAGTTGGTGCAAACTCAACTGAATTAAAAACAATTGAGACACAAGAGAAGATTGCTAAAGAAAGATTGGATTATTTACTTGCAAGAGCAAAAGACCCATCTACTGCAAGCAACAAATTAGACAAACAAATACAAGAGACACAGGCAGAGTTGAAGAAACTATCTACTGAAAAGTTGCCATTACTGAAAGAAGAAAATCAGTTAATGGCAGAAGTGGGTCCAATCAAATACATTGCCGAGATTTTCTATACAAAAGATGACCCAAGCTTCATAGATAAAGCTGTCCGCTTAGTGATATTTACTATCATCATTGTATTTGACCCACTTGCCGTTTTACTATTGATTGCGGCAAATCAAACCTATAAAAAACTAAAACAAGAAGAAGACTTACCTCAAATTACTCCTAAGAAGGTAAAGAAGAAGAAAGTGCTTGACACCGACCCTGTTATTAGTGTAGAATCCTTTATGGACAACGAGATTATTCCTAAACACAAGATTACCAAAATGGATGGAGGTTCTTTTTAATGAGCAGTTTACTAGACAAACTAAAGAAAAATTCTTCAATTAAAGATAGTGCGATTTTATCAAAGTCGAAATTCTTTACTGAGAAAGATATGGTACCCACAGATGTACCAATGATTAATGTTGCACTCAGCGGCAAACTAGATGGTGGTATTATTCCTGGACTCACAATGTGGGCAGGTCCATCTAAACACTTTAAAACGGCATTTAGTCTCCTGATGGCTAAAGCGTATATGGACAAATACAAAGATGCCGTTCTTTTATTCTATGATTCAGAGTTTGGTACTCCAGTAAAATACTTTGAGACATTTCAGATTGATATGGACCGAGTATTGCATACACCATTGACTGACATTGAACAGTTGAAGTTTGATATTATGCAACAGTTACAAGATGTAAATCGTGGTGATAAGTTGATTATCATTCTAGATTCTATTGGTAACTTGGCATCAAAGAAAGAAGTTGAAGATGCACTAGAAGGTAAATCAGTTGCAGATATGTCCCGTGCTAAACAAGTTAAGAGTTTGTTCCGCATGGTTACACCACACTTGAACATCAAAGACATTTCAATGGTTGTTGTGAATCACACATACAAAGAGATTGGTATGTTTCCGAAAGATATCGTTGGTGGTGGCACAGGTTCTTATTACTCCGCTGATAACATCTACATTCTTGGCAGACAACAAGAGAAGACTGGTACTGAAATTACTGGTTACAATTTTATTATCAATGTGGAGAAGTCTCGCTATGTTAAAGAGAAATCTAAGATTCCTATTTCGGTCTCCTTCGATGGTGGTATTCAAAAGTATTCTGGCTTGGTCGACATTGCGATTGATGGTAATTTTGTATCTAAACCATCACCAGGTTGGTATGCAAAGGTCGACCAGAAGACTGGCGAGATTGGTGACAAAGTTCGTTTCGATGCCACACAAACTGATGAATTCTGGAAGCCTTTACTTAAAGATGAGAAGTTTAAAGAATTCGTAAATCAAAAATATGGGATTGCATATGGCAACATTATGGGAGAGACTCCTGTTCTGGAAGAAGAAATCTCCGAAGATGCTTGAACAAGGCGTTGATTTTCATTATGTAGATTTAGACCTTGTGGATTCTGAAGGTCAACTAACTGGCATAGGGTTGTCGATAAAAGGATACGAAGGTGTCCTTTATCACTATCAAAAGGCTAGAGTAGTTGAAGAAGGCGAATTCGCAAGACTACAATTTGGGTATACAATTATTAATCCTGGTGAACACGATATAGATGTGTTGACAAAAGATGAAAACTTGCATACAATTATGGGTGATGTACTCACTTCAATATTAACGGCACAAGCAAATGAACAGATTAGAACAGACTATTCTAAAGAACTTAATCTATAATGAGGAATACTCACGGAAAGTATTACCCTTCATTCGTCCGGATTATTTCTCTGATAACATAGAGAAGACAGTATTCAAAGAAGTATTTGATTTTACCAATCACTACAAGAATCCACCAACACATGAAGCTCTTGTAATTAATTTTACAGAGAAGAAAGATGTATCAGATGAAGTTGTTAAAGGTGCGATTGAACTACTCAATGAATTAAATCAAGCAAAAGAAGAACCAACAGAGACTCCATGGTTAATTGACCAGACTGAAAAGTTTTGCCAAGATAAGGCAATTTATAATGCAATCATGGAGTCTGTTGGTATTCTCGACAGCAAATCCCACAACAAATCTAAGGGTGAAATCCCACAGTTATTGAGTGATGCACTTGGTGTTTCATTCGACAATACTGTTGGTCACGATTACATCAACGATTCTGATGCTCGATATGAAGCATATCACAAAGTAGAATCTCGCATTAGATTTGACCTCGACCTCTTCAACAAGATTACTAAAGGCGGTCTGCCAATTAAAACACTAAACATTGCTCTTGCAGGTACTGGTGTTGGTAAATCTTTGTTTATGTGTCATGTGGCATCTGGTTGTCTATCGCAAGGTCACAATGTTCTGTATATCACAATGGAAATGGCAGAAGAAAAGATTGCTGAAAGAATCGATGCAAATTTGCTAAATATAGATTTGAATGAGTTGCACACACTTAGTAAAGAAGACTATGAAAGAAAGTTTTCTGCATTGAAGAGTAAGACACATGGCAAACTAATCATCAAAGAATATCCAACTGCAAGTGCTAGTGTTCTACACTTCCGTGCATTGTTGAATGATTTGGCGATTAAGAAGAATTTTAAACCTGATATCATCTTCATTGACTATTTGAATATCTGTTGTTCTGCCAGAATTAAACCTGGTGCGAATGTAAACAGTTATTCATACATCAAGTCTATCGCAGAAGAGTTGCGAGGTCTTGCAGTAGAAAATGCTTTACCAATTGTAAGTGCGACACAAACAACAAGGTCTGGATTCTCTTCATCGGATCCTGGTCTTGAAGATACAAGTGAATCGTTTGGTTTGCCTGCAACGGCAGACTTTATGTTTGCGTTAGTGAGTAATGAAGAACTTGAAGCATTGGGTCAGATTCTTGTTAAACAGTTGAAGAATCGTTATGGTGATCCAAATGATTACAAGAGATTTGTTTTGGGTATTGACCGTGCAAAGATGAGATTGTATGATGCAGAACCATCCGCACAGGCTGATATTGTAGATGCTGGGCAAGAAGATAAACCATTAAACACTTTTGGTAACAGAGAGAGTAAGTTTAAAAAGAACTTTGAAGGAATGAAAGTATGACAGATAAAAAAGTGCTTAGTTTAATTACTAAAGAAGAGATTCAACGAGAAGATTATAAAAAAGACTTACTTGAAATTGTAGATAGTTTTCGTCAAATGATTGTTGATGGTGAGATTATAGAATTTGCCATCTCATCTTTAGATGTTGAAGGTGAAGTTGTGATTACAACCTGTTGCAAAGATTTCCTTGGTGGTATTGGTCTATTTGAAATGGGCAAACACACTTTAATGATGCAATCATCTTACGACTTTGAATGAATCTAAATCAATACTTACTTGACAATCGTAATCAGAATGGCGTTCCAATTCTGAATGAACAACAATGGTCTGATATCAATGAAAAATTTGATAAAGAGACAATTGTTGCAGAATTGATTGATATTATTGTCAAAACAAAACCACCTTGCCCATTAAGAGATATTTCTTTTGCAGATATGCAGAAGTCTTTTTGGGATTTATCATTGTCTGATTTGAAGTCAACATTTCAACAGCATGACGAAGTGAAAGATTTAGTGTTGGAGAAGTTTGAAGACTATGGTAGAAAATATGCTACACATGGTCTTGGTGTCATTCAAATGGGTTCACAATTTAATAATGTGAGTAATTACTTTCACCAAGAGTTGCGATACAATTGCGATGCATGGGGTTACAAGTCTCCTATTTACCGATGGGACAACAACGATAATCTACGAAGTGTATTTCTTGCATTGTGGCGATTGGGTAATAAAGAACTGTCAGTTAGTTCCTATATCTCTTCATTTAGATTGAGTGCCTATATTGCGACACAATTCAAACCACAAGTCGCAAAGTTTCTGTATCAGATTACAAACGCAAAAACTGTATTTGATTCATCTTGTGGTTGGGGTGATAGATTGGCTGGTTTCTATTGTTCTGATGCAGATGAATATTATGGTACAGACCCTAATGACCAGACATTTGAAAAGTATTATGAACAATGTTTAGTCTATGAAAGATTTCTTGGTGGGCACCCAAGAACTGTAAAAGATGATAAGCACTTCATTGTTGAAGGTGTCAAACGAGTTGAAATTCACAGATGCCCAGCAGAAGACTTTGATTATTCTATTTTGCCTAAGATTGATTGTGCATTTACTTCACCGCCTTATTTTGCAACAGAGAAGTATAACACAACAGGCAAACATTCAAATGAACAATCATGGGCAAGATATACGACTTATGAAGAATGGCGAGATGGTTTCTATCTGCCGGTAAATCAAAAGACATTTGATTCTTTGAGTGACAATGGTTATCAATTCGTCAACATCATGGATCCAAAGATTAAGACAAAGAGATACTATGCAAGTGATGATTTGATTGATAATCTTACTGAAAGAGGTGCGACATTCTGTGGGCAAATGGGCATGAGAATTATGCAAAGGCCAAAGAATGTTGAGAACTTAGATGAGTTTATGCATAAGATTTACATTGAACCAATCTGGTGTTTCAGTAAGAAAAAAGGTGAATTCAATCTTGTAAATGACTATATGAATACTGGTGCCCTAGACAGTTTCTTCGGATAAATATAAGAATCACATAACGGAGTGTTCATGGGTTCATTTAAAAATTATCTAAAAGAAGATGCCACCGAGGGCGCAGTCTTTGAAGAAGTCATTGTAGCGGCTTGGAACGGAAAGCCTGAACCAAAAACTGAAACTATTGCACCAGATGCAGGTAAAAAAATTGTTAAGTATTTGAAGTCGCAGAGTATCACCGGCAAATCAGCATCAAAATTGGCAACAAAAGGTGTTGAGGTGACTGGTGAATGGTCTAAGTTTTGGTTACCTGAGAAAGTTCCACCTGCAACTAAAACACCAAAGACAGACATTCTTATTGGCACAAACAGAATCTCATTAAAGATGGGTGCAGCCCAACTTATGTCTGGTGGTGCGAATGAATCTAAAGCAACATTCTATGCAGCTCTCCGTTCAATGGAAAAAGCAGGTATCGATGTTGAACAGGATTTATTCAAAGAAATTTGGTCTAAGATAGACACACTTACTAGAGGCGCAATCGCTAAAGGTAAAGTAGAAGGCGAGATTCAAAAGGGTAAAGATAAGTTTCTGAAAAATGCAAACAAAATAAACAACGATGTTAAAGCATTAATGCAAAAAGCATTTGCAGAGAATGAAGATTTTCGTAGAGCATTTGTTAGAGAAGCAATGACTGGTGAAGTTAAGTTTGGACCAAAAACACAAGCATATGCTGAATATGTTTTATCAAGTGACCCAAGTGGTGATGCACCACATTTATACAAATCAACAAACAAAGCATTTTTAGATAAAGTTGTTGCGAAGAGTGGCGTTACAGTTAGATTTAAATCAACATCTATCAAAACAAAAGGTGGTAAAACCGGTGAGTATAGATATTGGACAGTTGTTGCATTGGGTGTAAAAAAGTTAGAAGAAGAATTAGAATACTACAATGGTGCATTACTAACCGAAAACATTATTACAGGTATTGTTGAGAGAGTTAAAAATTATTTAATGAATCTCTTTCAAAAGGCATATGAATATCTGAAGAGTGGTGTTCATAACATTGCTGAATTCTTTGACTTGCAACCTGATGTGCAATTTAATAACAACATAGATTTTACGGAGTTATAATGGCAAAATCTTATTCAGCTGCAGAATTGACTAGGATGCAAGAACTTGGTTCCGCATGGATATTTCGTAGAGTATTAAATGATAATCAAAGATATAATACTCCAGATGATATTGTAAAAGATAAAAAATATAGTGAGTTGGTAAAAATTTATCCAGCAATAAATGCTGAATGGTTGAAAGCATTTCATGCTCAACAAAAAACTATGTTTAAAGAATTTTCAGCATCTAAGTTTACAGAGTTTACAAGAGATGGTGGATTCATGGATTACATTACAGAATTAGTCAGAGTAAAATTTAAAATTGCTAAAAAAGATTCTTGGAATCCTGCTGATATTTGGTGTGTTCAGAATGAACAAAAAGTTATTGCGGATGTTAAGAAGACAATTGAAGATGGCAAAGCATCTAGTCTTTTAGAATTAAATGCTCTTATGAGAACAATGTATAAACAAAGAAGACTTGTTGGTGTTTCTTTGAAATTGATTTCTGGTAAAGAAGCGAAGTACGAAGAAGTTAATATAAACGAAGATGATTTTCCCGATAAGAAGAATTATAATTTTAATATTTCATCGATGAAGTGTCCTTTAAATTTAAAAAACGGAACACAGTTTGCTACACAAGATACTAGAATTATTGTAGATGGTGATGGTGTAAAATATGATTTTCAGATTAAAGCAAATAGCACATCTGATTATAATAACTTAAAATTTGAACCAACATCATCAGCGGGAACTAAAGCACGATTGGGTAAAACACCACTTGACTTGTTAGCAAAACTATTGAAAGATTATAAACTGCCATTTAAAAATAGTCATAAAGAATATCCAATGACTAGTGCAGAGTTTAATGATAAAACTTCTTTACAATACGCTACAAAAGTATACAATTCGATTGCAGCTGCAAAAGTTGATACTGGTGTAAAAAATGCAGGAGAGTTTATTGCGAATATGCAAAAAGTATTTACACTTGAACCCCACACAGCAAATTCCAAGTTAATGCAATTGAATTTTTTATATAATATTTGTGAAATGAAAAAAGAAGAAAGAGATAATCTTTTAACCGATATGTGCTTTCTTGCTCAGAAAAAAGGCAGTCAGTTCGGTCCATTTGGAAAATTATACTAAAATGAATTTCACACAATTTTTAACCGAAGCAAAAAAAGAAGGTGCTAATCTTCACCTAGAACATATTGAGGATGAGATTCTCAATCGTGGTGTTGCGGGCGCCAGAGATGCAATTAACTTTTTGCAAGCGTTGAGAGATATGCTTGCAGGTCATTCACAAACAAAAGTAAATGTCACAACAAAATGGGATGGTTCACCTGCAATCTTTTGTGGTGTAAATCCTGATAATAACAAATTCTTTGTTGGTACTAAAGGTGTTTTCAACGCAAATGCAAAGTTGAATTACACCGATGCAGACATTGATACGAATCATCCAGGTGAAGGTCTAAATGCAAAACTTAAAGTTGCACTAAGATATCTACCAAAACTTGGTATCAAAGGTGTATTACAAGGTGATATGATGTTTGCAAAAGGTGACCTCTCTGAGAAAACACTTGATGGTGAAAGTTATATTACATTTCAACCAAACACATTAGTCTATGCTGTACCTACTGATTCTAAGTTAGCAAAGACAATGCAAGCTGCACAAATGGGTGTTGTGTTTCATACTTCATACACAGGCAAAACATTTGCTGATATGAAAGCATCATTCAATATTGATATTAAAAATTTAACACCAACTAAAGATGTTTGGTTCCGTGATGCATATTTTACCGATGCATCTGGTACTGCATCATTCACAGAAGAAGAAACAAAAACAATCACCTCTATTTTGTCTACTGTTGGTTCTACATTCAAACAAACAAATGCAATGTCTATCAATAGAATATCATCAAGTGATACTGTTAGAGAATATATTAAGACTTTCAACAACACCAAAGTTAGAGAAGGTCAAAAGATTACAAACACAACTGCCCATGTGAGAGAATTACTGAAATGGGTTGAAGAGAAATTGAATAAAGATATTGTCTCTGCAAAGATGGAGAAGACAAAGAGAGACAAGACCATGATTAAGAATGAAATCATGCGTACTATTCGTGGCAGTTCAAATGACCTAATCAAAATGTTTGATATGCAGAACGGCATGGTTGATGCCAAGAATATGATTATTAAAAAGTTACAACAACTAAGACAAGTAACAAGTACATTCGTACAAACTGAAGATGGTTTTAAAGTTACTAATCCTGAAGGCTTTGTTGCAGTTGATAGACTAAAAGGTAATGCAGTTAAGTTGGTTGATAGATTAGAATTCAGTCATTTGAATTTTACTGCACAGAAAAATTGGAGTAAATAATGCCAGCATATGATATAAACAAAATTCTTGCTGAGTATGGAGATAATGATTTTGGATTCTCTGCGGTATCAGAAGAAGAATACAATGCAGTAATCATTCAAAAAGATGAGACTGTTGAAGAATACAAAGCAAGATTGGAACAAGTTGAAAAACTAATTATGCCTTTTTTATCCAATCTTTTAAAGACGGCAGATAAACCATATATTAATTGGCCGAATAGAAAACCAATTCTTGAAGCGCAGATACAAAAGATTCTTACCTTGACTAGAGGATAAAATGTCAGAAGCAATTCAAAGAATAGCAAAATCAAGATTGTTAATGGAACAGATAACCGAAGCAGGTTATGCTGGTAACATTGGCATTATGGAACTGGTAAAGTTTCAACAAAAGGCTTCACCTGAGCAGAAAAAGATGTTACAATCATATATTGATAAAAAGAAAGTTAAAGATGCCTGGAAATTGGTACAAGATGTTACAGGCATGAAGTTGCATAAGAGTGTGCATGAAGGAATTAGTCCTGACATATTACCAAAGTCTGGTGCAGGTGCCGATGGTACTGCTACATTGGTGAATACATATAAGAACGATACACCTGGTCAAGGTCGTAAGATAAAAAGATTTAAAGAATTTAATTAATAATTGGAGTTGTTATGAATGATATAGTGATTGGTAGTATTACTGGATATGATTTTGATAAAATTAAACCATGGGTGAACTCGTTAG